GGACGGGGAGTGGGATTCCATTAAGTCCAGCTGGGGCAGCAATACCAGCAATGTCCATATTACTATCGCTCAAGGGCATGCCGTTTTCAGCAATGATAACGGGGATGCTCCCCAGCGGTGGGATCAGACCACCATGAGCGATCTGACCGGCACTGGACTGCCGGAGTTTGAGGCCTGCGTGTATCATCTACGGCGGCTATGGACTATTGGCGAGCAAACGGCCATATCGGGCAGCGCCAACCCAAGCCGCACCACTTACAGCGCAGCCGGCGACATCACGGATTTTACCGGCGGCGACACCAGCAACTTCATCTTTGACGAAGACGACGGAGATCGTCTGATCGGCCTGAGCCGCCCTTTCCACAACCGTCTCTACTTCTTCAAGGGTCCTATCCACGGGTCAATCCACGAAATCACGGGCACAACCTCGTCCACGTTTGCCCGCAACAAGATTCATTCCGGGGTACCCTGCGTCAGCCACGGTGGAATCATCACCACACCAAACGATATTTACTGGGTTAGCCCATTCGGCATTCACTCGCTGACCACCACCATTAACTATGGCGATACCGAAGAGAAGTTCCTGAGTCGCCCAATTCAGGAGACGTACCGGAACCTGAACCTCAGCCGACTGGCCCAGGTGCGAGGGTTCCATCATCCTAGTCGAAATATTGTGGGGTGGGCTGTTCCCGAAGCGGGCCAGACCCAAAATACTCTAGTCCTGGTCTACAACTATGCGCTGGGTCTGTGGTCTACCTGGGACTTCACGGGATTCAATGCCGCCAGCTTCATGGTATCCATGACTCCCAGCACGCGCAAGCCCCGATTGTACGTGGGCGGCTATGCAGGTCGAGTTTACGCGGGAGACCAGGCGACCCTCAGTGATGAAAACGCCGATCAGGCCTATGACGCCCGCATTAAGACTCCCGTGCTAATGAAGCTCAGCGACACGGCCACCGAGTTGCACGAGAAAATCTTTACATCCGTAACCACATTCTTTAGGCCAAAGGGCGATCATGACGCTGATCTGACCATCACGGTTGACCGACGAAGCCAGACTGCGACGGTGTCTATGGCTGGCGAGGGTGACACCCTTGGGTAGCTTCATCCTCGACACGTCCCGCCTAGAGGGCGTAGACCAAGATTTGATTGTAACTCCCATCATAGACAGAGGCCGGGCAATCGAATTACAATGGTCAGTAGACGACGCCAATAAAGACATGGAGCTATTGGGGTTCGCCATTACCTATGCCCCGGCCGAAGACACAACAATGGCGTTGCCGTCGGGGGCTTTTGCCAGTGGCACCTATGCCTATATCGAGACCCCGATCGAGGATCGGGGCCGCGCAATTACGCTTGAGTGGTCGGTAGACGGGGTTGACGACGATATGGAATTACTGGGGTTTGGCCTACGATTCGCGGTTGGCGACAACCAAGCAATGGATGGTACCTAGACTATGACAATGTCCTCGAGTCAAGAGTATACTGCCGGCCAGGTTCTAACGGCGGACTCGTTGACTAAGCACGTCACCGAGGCATCCCCGACCGTCCTGACGGCGGCCTGCGACGGTAACCAGCAGGACCTTACCAATCTAGACGAGCTAGGTTTCGCCGATCTGGGCGCGGCCTCGGCCGCTGGTCGAATCCGTCGCAATGGCGCCAACCTCAGTTGGCACAACGGCACTTCCGCCAGTACGATTGCGACCCTGATTAACACCCCGGTATTTGCCCCGGCGACCCAAAGCGGCACCGGCTCTGTTCAAGCTGCAGCGGGGGATCTGACGTTAGGCGCCGGCTATGGCAGCAGCACGGCCACAGCCCCAGTATACGCCGCTGGCCTCATGGGCAATGTGCTGGGTACCAATCTGACGGCAACCGCCAATATCCTGGGCGGGGTCATCGGCAAGTATGACATCTCGGGGACCAATGCCAGCACCTACCCCAAGGCCGGGGTTATCGGCGAGATCGGGGATCGTGACCTAGCAAGCGCCGCCGGTAGCGCGGATGCGGCCATCATGGCTGTGCTCGGCGGCGACCTGGGTGTTGTGACGGCGGATGCCGCGTTTGGGGTTGACGTCCTCAACAGCACGTCTGGGTCTGGATTCGCCATCGGCCTTGACCTCTACTTTCTTTCTTTCGGTTTGATTTTCAAACAACAAAGGCTTTTCCCTCCGAGAAAAGCTGAAAGCAGTGTAGTAAATATAGCGGGAATCGTCAAGCGGCTCGACCAAGCCTACCCAGTATCATTCCCCTTAGGATAAGGGGAAGTTAGATGGGGTTACGGCTTCGTATGAACTCGTAACTCCCCTGCTGGTCTGGTCCTAGTTCACCCTCTTATCCTAAGAGGGTAGCACTCAAGAAGTTCTTCTC